TTAGCAAAGGAGTTAGGGATGACTGTTAGGCAGTTATCGTCTGAATTAACATGGGAAGAATTAATAGGTTGGTCAGCGTATTTTTCTATCAAGAATGAAGAGTATGAGAAAGAAAAAGATAATAGAGTAACCAAAAGGCAATAAGAAGGGTAAAATAACTAAATAAGGTTTCTTCTAGTAAGTAGTGGCTAATTATAATGTTGATCTTTTAGTTAGAGCTTCTACTGATGCAGCATTAAAGGGATTAGACAAAGTAGCGAAAACAGTAGAGCAGATTAACGCTAGAGCAAGAGAAGGAATAGATTTTGGAAATATCAGAGGTTTTGGCAAAGTCAGGTCTGCATTTAAGGAAGTAAGAAATAGTGCAGAACAAGTAGCTGGTGTTCTTGCAGGAGTAGGAGGCGCAAGTGTTTGGGGTAATCTTTCTAATGGGATTGCTAGTTTCAAAACAGATCTAGCTGGCGTAGGGCCGATATTAAATGCAACAAAAGCAGGTATTGGTGGATTAGTAGAACAGGCTGTTAGGGGATTACCAGCAATAGGAGATGCTGTTTATGCTGCTGGTTCTAATTTCGATAAGTTTGCTCAATGGTTTTCAGCATTAGACCCTCAGACTCAAATATTCGCTGCTGGTATTGCTGCTCTAACACCTCAAGTTTTTAAATTAACTAGGGCGTTTACAAAGAAAAAACAAAGTTTAATTGGAGTTAGCAAAGGTTTTTCTTTAATTAATGAAGCAGGTCAAAAGGCAAATGGTTCGTTAGTCAATGGGATGACGAGCGTTCAGATTGCAATAGAAAAAGCAGCCGCAGCCCAACAGCAATTCGATAAATCTTTAAGAGGTGCATCTTTAACTCAATTAAATCAAGTAACTAGAGAAGCAAAGAATACATTAGAAGGTTACTGGTCTATGACTGGTAAAGCTGAAAAAGCAGCAAATAATTATGTAAAAGCTTTAAGAGCGCAAAAACAAGAACAGGAAGCAATTAATAAATTAGTAAAAGAAGCAAAAGCAAGACAAGGACTTTCAAAGGCAGAACAGAAAGAAGCTGCTGTTGCATTAGCGGCTCAAAAAGAACTTGCGTTAGCGGAAAAGGCTCAACAAAAGAAAAAAGAAGACCATGAAAGAAGGATGCGTAAATTTGATAGAGAAAGGGTTAAGTCTGCAAAAGCAAAAAGCAAGATAGAAGAACAAGCTCAAAGAAATCAAAGATTAAGAGAAGGCTTAATGCTTGGCGTTGGTTTTCCTTTGTTATTTGGAGGAGGGCCAGGAGCCATTCTTGGAGGGGGAGCTGGTGCGTTTGCTCAGTCTAAGATGGGTGATGGTAAAGGATTTGGAGCGCAGATAGCGTTAAGTGCTGTAGGAGGTCAGATAGATCGAATTGCTGCTCAGATAATTACAAACGTAATGGAAACAAGTAAAGCTGTTACTTCAACTGCAAATGCTTATGCTTTCTTAGAGGAAAAATCTTTATTTAGCACCAACCAAATAAAAGAAAGGGCTGCTAAGTTAAAGGAACAAGGAAACGTTGAAAAATTAAATACCTTGTTGTCAAAAGAATATATCAGACTTGTAGGAAGGGAAGGTTTAACTGATCTAAAGAAAGCAGGAGAAGAAGCTGAAAAATTAAAAGAAGCCTGGGAAGAGTTGGCTTTAGCAATGTCAGCATTAATGGCAGGGCCATTAGGGACTCTTTTAGAATTTGTTAATAAAACAGTTGAGACTGCAACTGGTGGATCAAAAATAAATGCGTTAATGAGAGATTTAATAGATCAAGGAGATAAGCCTATTGCTCAGAAGATGCACGATGAAATGATGAACATGATGTATCCAACCAGGTTGGGTAAAATGTTTGCTCCCGTTAGTCCTATGGGTATAGCAATGGATATACCTGCTGATAAACAAGCCGCTATATTGAAAAAGTATTCTCCTTTCAGGAAGACAGAAGAAAAAGATTTGACTTTCGGTGAGAATGGTGATTTAGGTAAAGGAAAGAAATCCAAGCTTACAGAAACAGAAAAAATAGAAGCTGAAAGAAAGAGATTAGAGATGGTATTTCAGTATGGAGAAAGAGAAGCAGCTATCAGAACTAAAATAAAAAAAATACACGCTGATGTAAATAGCGAAAAAGCATTAGCTCTTCGTAAGGATCTGGAAACGATTGATCAGTTGAAAGATATGAATGCGTTATATCAAGGAATAGGACAGACAATCAAAGATGGGCTTGTTGAAAGTATTAATGCAGCAATAGATGGAACGAAGACATTAGGTGAAGTTGCTTCAGATGTATTTAAAAGGATTAGTAATCAGCTATTGAACTATGGGGTAGATGTGGCATTAAGTAATATTCCTGGTATCGGAAGTATTTTCAAAAGAGCAGCAGGAGGGCCAGTTACAGGTGGCACCCCTTATATCGTTGGAGAAAAAGGCCCAGAATTATTTGTCCCAGGGTCTAGCGGTAAAATCGTTCCAAATCATGCGATGGGGGGAACGAATGTAGTAGTTAACGTAGATGCTTCTGGTTCGTCAGTCGCAGGGGATGCAGGGCAATCTGACCAACTTGGAAGTATGCTGGCAGCAGCAGTTCAAGCTGAAATTGCTAACCAGAAAAGACCTGGAGGGCTTCTAGCATAATGGCAACATTTCCAACAAGTCCTGCGCCTTCGTATGGAGCGAACCAAAGAAATACTCCTAAAACCCGTGTTGCCAGAATGGGAGATGGATATGAAATCAGAGTAAACGTAGGACTTAATCAGAATCCAAAAGAGTGGGCTTTACGCTGGCAAAATATCAGTGAAACCGATGCAGATACAATTTCTAATTTTTTAGATAATAGAGCTTTAGATGGAGCAAGCTTTACTTGGACACCTCCCGACACTACAACTTCTTATAAATGGGTGTGCGCTAGTTGGACAAAATCAATACCTTACCTAAACCGAGCTACTATAAGTGCAACATTTAGACAGGTCTTTGAAGCATGAGTACCATTGTCACTAGAGCTGGCAAAGGCTCACCATTAACTCATACAGAAGTTGATGCTAATTTCACAAATTTAAACACTGACAAAGCTGGTTATATTACTGGTGACGGTGGAACAGTAACTCAAGCTAGTTCAAAATCGACTGCGGTTACACTTAACAAAAAATGTGGAACAGTCACAATGAATAATGCTGCGTTAGCGGCTGATGCCATTGTTTCTTTTACTCTTACTAACTCAACGATTGCGGCAACTGATGTTGTTTCCTTAAACCATTCCTCTGGTGGAACGGCAGGAAAGTATGCTTTAAACGCACAAGCAGCAGCAGGTTCAGCTTCAATTAATGTGACTAACATTTCAGCAGGATCATTGAGTGAAGCAATTGTTATTCGTTTCGCTGTTATTAAAGCTGTAACTGCATAAATCAATGCTGTATTGCGTTGTTAATTACTGGGTCGCTGACTACGCAGAAGGCGAAGGTGAATTTAACTTGCAAAGAACTTTGCAAGGATCTGATGCTAAAACAATTGTTGAGTTATTTGATTTTGAATTAAATACCGCCCAACATAGTTCGACAACGACATATAGATTTACTAATACAAAAAATGAATTAGGGAATGACATTGTATGGCAAGGGAATACTTATACTGCAATACCATTAAAAGCAGAAGGTTATCAGGCAACAGGTCAAGGAACATTACCTAGACCCAGCATCTCAGTTGCGAATCTTAATGGTACGTTTACGACAATTTTGGCTTTATTAAATGTTGATGCTGATGGTAATGCTTTACCTCGTAATACCATAACTTTAGAGGGGTGCAAAGTTACTAGAACTCGGACTCTATCTAAGTATTTAGATGCTGTTAATTTTACTGGTGGATCAAATAGTGATGCCGATCCAACAAGTTATTTTAGACCGAGAGATATTTATTTTATAGACCGAAAATCAATGGAAAATAGAGATGTTATTTCATACGAAATGTGTAGTGCATTTGATTTAGCTGGAGTAAGATTGCCAAAACGACAGATATTGCCTGATGACTTCCCTGGAGTCGGTACGTTCAGTTATTAATTGGAAACATACAGCATTAGAGGCAGCAAAAGAAGCTGATCCGAAGGAAGCTTGTGGCCTTTTGTTGTTAGTTAAGGGAAAGAAAAAATATTGGCCCTGTAAAAACGTTGCTAAATATCCTGAACAGATGTTTCAGATTGCTGCAATTGATTATGCAAGAGCAGAAGAGAGAGGAGAAATCCTAGCGATTGTTCATAGTCATCCTGTATCCGCACCAGAACCGTCTGAGGCAGACAAAGTTGCTGCTAGTAAAGGAAAGATCCCGTGGTATATCGTTAATCCTAGAATGGAGAAATGGAGTACATACAATCCTTCTGGAGTTTATATCTCACCCTTGTTATCGAGGCAATGGGTT